GATGAGTATGTGATGAAGGTTTACCCAACCTCACTTTTGCCTACAACGCCTGCGGCAAAGCTTCAAAAGGTTATCGAGATGTTGCAAGCTGGAATGATTTCACAGCAAGAAGCCAAAGCACTGCTCGACTATCCTGACCTAGAGTCTGTAAACAGCATGGCAACGGCGTCACAAGAGCTGTTTAACATGATTATTGAGCGTATTCTGGATAAAGGGATTTACCAATCGCCAGAACCGTACATGAACTTGTCTATGGGTATCGGAATGATGCAGTCTGCTTATTTACGGGCCAAGATTAACCAGGTTCCTGAAGTTCGGTTGGACCTATTTAGACGATTTATCGAAGACTCCATTGGTATGCTTGCGAAGATGCAAGCAGCGGCGCAGCAGCCTGCACCAATGCCGATGGGGGCTATGGGGCCGGGACCAGAAGCTCCCCAACAAGGAGCACCCCCGGCAGCAATGCCAGATGAGGTAGCTGCGGCAGAAGCTGCGGCAGCGCCCATCCCAACAGCGTAACAACGCAAGAGGTTAGTATGTCAGAAGAAGTTGTGCAGGAAGCGGCTGCTGAAGAAGCGCCAAGTCAGGAACTAATGGAAGATGTTGCCGAAGAATCGGTAGAATCTCCAGAAGCGCCCGAGGCCCCACCAGAGCCCGAGCGCCCTGACTTTTCTAGGCAGTTTGCAGCGCTGGCTCGCAAAGAGCGTGCTATTCGTCAAAAAGAGCAAGAAATTGCTAACTTTGCTAAACAGAAAGAGCAGTATGAATCAGGGGCAACTCGGTTAGCTGACTTGCAACGATTAGCAAAAGAAAACCCCGCAAAGCTCTTAGGCGAGCTGGGGATTAACTATGACGAATTAACGCAGCAAGTCATCAATGAGGGCAACCCCACTGAAGAGCAAAAGCTGCGTCGGCAAAATGAGCTGCTTCAAGAGCGCATTCAGAAGATAGAAGATATCTATAAGAAGCAGCGCGAAGAGACTGAGCAGTATCAGATAAAAGCTGCCCACACACAATTGATTGACAACATTAAGAATTTCGTAGACGATAGTAATACCTACGAGATGGTGCAGCACCATAACGCCTATTCTCTTGTTGGTGAAGTGATGCAGCAGCATTACAACACGACGAAAGAAGTCATGGAATATGGGCACGCGGCGCAGCTCGTTGAGGACCACTTTATGGCGGAAGCCGAGCGTTACTTAGGTAGCAAAAAGCTACAAGAGAGATTTCGTGAGTTAGAAAAACCACGCGAAGAGTCAGAGACTCCAGAAGCCGCCGAGCAAGCAGTGAAACGGGTGAAAACACTTAGCAATGGTGACGTTGCTAAAAAGACTGAAACATCCGGCAACGTGTTAGAGAGCAAGGAAAAGTCTCTCGAACGTGTCGCTGCTATGATCAAATGGGGTGATACGCCCTAATTTTGGAGTTATAAAATGGCAAGTCCACTCGACGTAGGTACAGTAACCGAAGCTCTTAAAGAGCATTATAAACCACTCCGTGTTCAAAACATGGTTTACAAAGACAATCCGCTTTTCGCGATGATGCCGAAATATACAAAGTTCGGCGGCGAGAATATGCCGATTCCTTTGCTTTACTCTAACCCGCAGCGCCGAAGTGCAACTTTTGCGACCGGTCAGGCTGAAACATCGACATCTGCCCTAAAGCAATACGTGCTGACACGGGTAAAAGATTATTCTTTCGCAAGTATTACTGGCGAGTCCATCAAGGCGACTGAGCGAGATAGCGATGCTTTCTTGCGATATGCCACAATGGAAATTGACGGTGCCCTTCACTCGCTGACTCGCTCTCTTGCTATTGCGATGTACCGCGACGGCTCAGGCTCTATCGGCACCCTGGGGTCTGACCCCGGCACTGGCGCAGCGGTTCTTACTCTTAGCAACGCTGAAGACATTACTAATTTTGAAGTCGGCATGAGCCTAAACGTTGCATCTAGTGCTACAGGTGCAATTCGCGGAAACTTCACGACCGCTGGAAACACAGGTGTTATTTCGGCGATTGACCGTGGTGCAGGTACTATTACCTTAACCGTCAACACGCACGCCGATGTTGCTAGTGGTGACCACCTTTTCCAAAAGGGCGATGCTCAGAATGGCGGCTCCAGTGCCTTAAAGGTGACGGGTCTTGAGGGGTGGTGCCCCGCATCGGCTCCTGGTTCTGGCGCGTTTTTTGGCGTTGACCGAACGGCAGATGTAACTCGTTTGGGCGGTAATCGCTTCGATGGTTCGGCTCTTCCAATTGAAGAAGCTCTTATTGGTGGCGCTTCTTTGGTTGCCCGTGAAGGCGGAAGCCCAACTCACTGCTTTGTTGATTTTGCAACTTTCTCAAACCTTGAAAAAGCTCTTGGTTCAAAAGTTGTTTATAGCGAAGCAAAAGCTCGCGATGTTGATATCGGATTTTCCGCTATCTCGCTTCGTGGTCCACGCGGAACTATCCAAATTGTTCCTGACCAAAACTGTCAGCCAAACGTTGCCTGGATGCTTCAGATGGACACTTGGAGCCTTAACACTCTGGGTGAAGCTCCAATGTTCTTGGACCTTGATAACAACCGTATGCTCCGCGAAAGCGCAGCAGATGCTTACGAAGTACGCCTTGGCTACTACGGAAACATCGCCTGTAACGCTCCAGGGTACAACTGCCGCGTTGCACTATAATTCGGACTCACTGAAGGGAGATTGAGTTATGGCGAGTAGAGATTTTAAAAATTTTCAAGCAGCCGAGCGCGCAGTTAAGCGTCTTTATATGAAGGCGACTATTGGCGCTTCAGGGGCACCTACCCTAGTGGCTGACGACAGTCTTGGTGTAAAGTCTATTGTAAGAAACACCACGGGTGATTACACAATTACTCTGGGTACGCCTTCCGGCAGCACTGACAAATACAACAAGCTTCTTTGGTCTGACGGCAAGCTTCTTGACCCTGATGCTGAAGACATTAGGGTTCAGATTGATACTGACACCATTTCCAGCGCAGGGACCATGAAAATCCTTACCGTTACAAGCGGAAGCGCTGCCGACCCATCCAACGGGGCAACCCTTTTGATGGTATTTGACGTTAAGAACAGCAGCGTCAAGTAAGGAGCTTGCCATGAAAGGCAAAGGTAATCTTGCCCTTATGATTCTTGAAAAGGCCAAAAAGAATGGCCCAGAAGAGGATGATAACGGCTTGATGAAGAAGGAGGCAGGGGAGAAATTCCTCAAGGCCATCCAAGATAATGATGCCGATGCGGTCGTCAGTGCGATGTCCGACTTGGCAACCATGATGGATTAATTGAGCGGGGGCTACGTGCCCCCGCTTTTCCTTTTGGGGGATAGGTATGCCAAACAATACCCTTACGCTGGCCAACTTAATTACCGGGGTTCGCCGACGTGCGGATATGGTGGGCTCTACCTTTGTCTCTGATGCTGAGATTGTTGATTATATTAACGTAGCCATGTCTGAAGTTCATGATCTTCTTGTAACAAAATTCGAAGATTACTATGTCAGCACACACCAGTACACATTGCCTGGTTCTGGCTCAGGCTTAACGGCGGGGCAGTTTGCCTTACCTGATGCATTCTACAAGGCACTAGGCGTCGATTTCGATGTTGGTGGCGTTACTTACCGACTGCGCCCTTATCACTTTCAAGAACGCGCCATGTACAATTCACCGGCAATTGTTTCCTCGATGATAACAAACACGCTTTATCACATTCAGGGCGCGTCAATTCGGTTTATACCGGCACCTACGGTTTCAGGGACGGTGACTCTTTGGTATGTTCCTGAGCCCACTTATTTCGATGCTAGTTCAACCAGCACGACAATCAAAACAGCGGCTCCACAAGTGGCTAAAGGCTACGAAGAGTACGTTATTATAGATGCAGCTATTAAATGCCTTCAGAAAGAAGAATCAGACGTTCAGGTGCTACTTGTACAGAAGCAGCAGCAACTTGAACGGATTGAGCAGGCAGCAGGCAAGCGCGATGCTGGCGAGTCTTACGCGATTACAGATGTTGAAGTAGGCACTACGTCTTACTTAGACGATTACGTTAATTTGGTGTAGTCATGATTCAGTTTGAGCGCTACAGAACAAACGATTACCCGCTTACTCGGGTACAAGATAAGATTGAGCAGTTTGCAAATGACCTACAGGGCTCGGGGCTGCTTAGTGGACGTTTGATCGAGGACATTGAGTTTGCGTCAAATACGACGCGCAATATTCACCACGGTTTGGGAAGGGCTTACCGTGGGTATATTGTTGTCTCCATCAATGCTAATG